GGTCTAAGCTAGGCAGTCCATTGGACCAATCACGCCCTAGGTAATGCACCGTTTCGTTATAATGGTAGATCGCAGACTTTTCCTTACCATGCAGCTTGACATGGAAGGTACGATTTGCGAAATCAGCAATATCATCCAAATCCACCTTGCGGTTGGACCAGAAGAGAAGGTCATCTCCAAGGACAAAGATGTCCTTCTTACTAACGTGCAGCGAGAAGTGATTCGCTATAGCACCACCAATGATAACGTTCACGATAGAGTCCACCATCTGAGTGAAATATGATCCACTCGGCACTCCGTGATCTTTACCGATATAGATGTTCCCATCAGGCATGACAATCGTGGTGTGTATAAAATACTTTTCAATCAGATCAAAGATCTTCTTGACCGTGACACCACTCACGGGTTCCACTTCATCCAAATCGTACCATGTACGTAGGATGCTGAACGCTTTGTGGATAAGCGCGGCACTAATAGTGGCGTCAAACTGACTCATATCAAGTGAGTATGCCCACTTTTTATGGTAGCTCGAAACGACCATTTTCGTACCCAGCGCCATCGATGACATTGCAAAAGCCATCGGTGTGCTGCCACCCTTGAACTGCTGAATAAGCGGATAGGCCACCAGTCCCTCGACCGCCGTCATGGAGTATGGATAACCCCAGATAAGACGAGTCTTATCATTGAACTGCGTGCGTGCAAATGCTAAACAAGGTTCAGGTTGCTTCTCCCTACTCAGAGTCTGCAAGCCACGCTCCAACGCTCGCGTCTGACTTTCCTGCTTCGTGCAACCATAGTTTGTTAAACCAGGCGAACCAGTAGGATTCGATGTAATACGTATGATCGTATCCGGTGTCATCGGCAAAGCGTGCAAGACCTCAGTATTCTTTGGCCTCGCAAAACAGGCACGCGCTAGAGCGACTCCCGCATAGTAATCTTGACTAGGCTCCGGTGCCGGGATAGTTTTGGGCGCGTACCCTGCCAACGATGCATACAGCTTCTCAGGTCTATAAACCGAGCGGGGTGACTCGTCGAACGAGAAGCCCTGTTGTCTCAGCATGTCGGCAACATTGTCATCGTACACAACCTTCTCATTGGGTTTGCTCATACGCTTGCAATACTCTTTGAGTTGGTTGGAACGATATGGTCTGACAATGAATTCAGTCTGACTCATGGGATTATTGTCCACAGTCGTCTTCCCCTTTCCCTGCTTTCGCAGAATGTAGGTGCTCGCCTTGCGTAAGCGAGGGCCCTCCCCCCCTTTGTCTTTACATCTCTCAGGCTCACGATGGGTGTAGAGCTGCCTCACGGTGCTCTTTTTAGTGCTTTTCCTTGCACTG